AACGTTCAGCACAAATCAATTCATGCGTGTTTAATCTTGCTTCTGTTGAATCAATTTGCGACATCGTTCTGTTTCCTGTTTAATAATACGGGCAAGTTCACGTTGTCGCAACTTGACCTGCTGTTTCTGTTTTAAATAAATTGCCCGCACTTCTTCTGCTGTGACTGCAATTGAGTCAGCAAGATCTACTTTTAATTTTTTCTGTTTAGGCGGTAGATCGCATAATACAAGTCGAATTGAATGTTCTAAATCCAGTAATTTTACATACTTTACATTTTTGCTCATTGCTGATCTCCTTCGTATTATGCGTTTTCATACTTACCTCTGACGCCTACTACTTTCGTGGCGGGCGTTTACGGTTCTTTGCTGTTCTGCTGCCACGTTCTGGTAATTTAGTCATATAGTTTCCTTTATGCACCCACTGGCACTACTGTTAAGATAACACTTGGTATAGCTGGAACAACACCTGACGCTGCAATAGCATCTAAGATAGCTGAAGTAGCTGAAGCAGCCCAAGCAAGTTCAAAATAATCATTGGCTGCTGCACTTACAAGATAGTTCCAGGAAGCCATAATCTTATCACCGTTTCCAGCAACTTGTGTATCGCCTGCTGTGTCAGCAACTGTAGTTCCGTTCTTCTTCAACCAGATGAATGTATTAGCTGATCCACCTGATGTCTGACTCAACTGTGCTGAGAATTGAATGTTGTAAATACCTGCCTTGGCAATTGTAATACGAGTCAATGCAGTGCCATTTGAGACAATGCTTACATCAGAAGCAATATCTGTTGTGCCAAATACCATCAAATTTTCAGCATTGGCCACTGGATTTAGTTGATCTACAGAGCTGTAAAAATTACCATAGACTTTGTCATAGTCAACGATACGACCAGTTGCAGAGATGTCGCCGGTGACTGCAAGTCCAGTTGGTGTAAATGTTGCAATCTGTGAAACTACTCCAGCTGCACCTGCTGTGCCTGCATAAATGCTTGTTGCAGTTGCTTTACTTCTAATTGTATTAACTGCATCAACAACACCAGTAGTCTGATCACCTCGAGCCAATGCTAATACGAATTCATGATCACTGCCTGATGCCACTGTCTGATAATTGTAGTTGAAGAAACCAATACCATATCCAGTTGCATTACTTCCAGCAACACTAACACGCAATCCAGTTCCATCACCATCTATAGGAGCAGTGGTTGCAGTGGTCTGTCTCTTTAACAATAGTGTTGGATTGCCGCCCGATGTCGTGGCTGTTCTGATAAGCTCAGTTGAACCACCAGTGGTAATAGTAGCACTTCCAGAAACAAAGTTTGCATAAGTTGTAGTGCCTGCTGAGTTCTTAACAGTGAATGTGTCTTGGTTGATACTGCCAGTAGTAGCACCCAGAGTCATGTAGTTGGTTGCTGTTAATGTTGAACCAGTGATTACTGAGTTGGCAAATGTGTAAGCATCACTCTTATATGTTGCTGCACTTGCTGTATGATCTACAAAGTTGAATCTATTACCAGGAGTTAAGGCGGTTGAGTTTGCATAGGCACGAATTCTATAACCTGTTCCCCCAGATGTGACTGTGTTGGCAGCTTTAATTGTGCCACCTGAAGTAAAGCCAGTAGTTGCGTTGGCATAGCTGATACTTGAAGTAGTCACAGCAGTTAATACAAAAGTGCCATTGTAGCCCGAAGGTGTCATGCCAGCAATAGTCACACTTTGTCCCACAGTATAAGGACTTGTGTTTTGTGTGGTAAATGTTAGTGTTGCAACTGAACCTGTACCCGATGCACCAGTCACTGTGGTTGCGAGTGTGATGGAGTTGGTAAATGCTTGACGAGCATAAAATTGCATCTGAATTGGATTAATACCAGCAGTGCCAGCACCTTGATTAGTAGTGGCAATTTGACTCACATAGTCGTTTGAGGTACCAGCAGTATAGCCATCAAAATTCATTGAACCCATAACCTGATTGGTAGCAATGCCACCAGGTGCTGTGCTGGTGCCTGATGAACCTGACATAGCCAATCCTGAACTATTAGCAACGCCAGCAGTGGTATCACCTGAATGATAACGAATTGCTATGTTGGCACCATAACCTAAACCACCTGAACTGGAAACAACAATAATACCATTTTGCCCTGCAAGTGTTGTCAATGCACTTACCGGAGGCACATAAGCAGAGTTGCGAGTAGCAACAATTTGTCCCAGAATATAGTTGTCATCAGTGATATTGGCATTAACAGTGTTGAATGTGACATCTGCTGTGGTTGCAACACTTTGTCCAATTGCAATAACACCAGTTCCAGCAGTGTACGTGACACCAGTTCCACCACTGACACTATCTCTTGCTCGGGTAGTAGTGAAGTATTCGTTTGTGCCTTCTACTAGCTCACTGGTGCTGACAGGGATTACTGTGCTGACACCCCCACGATTCTGATACCACTTGTCATCGGCTTCTGTCCAGGTTAGCGCACTGTTGGTGCTGTCGCCACGTTCAATTTCAATACCAGCATTGGTGCTGGGTGTGCCAGTCACATTGCTGTTGAGAACAACAATGTTATCCTCAATTAACAATGTCTCAGTATTCAGAGTTGTTGTTGTTCCATTAACAGTCAAGTTGCCTGTGACTGTTAGATCTGCTTCAACGGTAGCACTACCTGCTACCTCTAGGCCGTGTTTGACACGAAAGTTTTTATTTGCCATAGTTCATTTTCCCTATTTTAAATTATGATTTTTTGATAGCAGTTTCTACTGCTCTAAATGTAGTTATGGCATTTGCAGGAGTGACTTGCAATAACACATTACCAGATAACAAAGTCACTCCAATTGTGGCCAAATCTACACTGCCTGTTTTAACATCAGCGTAAATTGTAATATAAGCAGTTGTGCCATTATGAATAACCACAGCTTCTACAGTTTGAAAATCAGTTCCAGACTCAATTTGAATCTGATACTTGGCACTGCGGAATGTGGCGGCTGACCAGCTGGCAAGAGTTTGATCAGCAGTGGTTGCACTGGTCACAAGTTCTCTAGTTTTAATGTTGGCAACAGCATTTAAGTTTACAGTTGTGAAAGCAGTAGTGCCATCTTGTAGCAGATCTACTTCAGTATCTAAATAACTCTTTGTAATCAAATCTGTTGCAGCATTGATAGAGCCAGGATTTACTGTGGCATAAGGGGTGCCATCAAAATTAGTAAACGCAATACTTTCAGTTGTATTACTTGCAACGCCAGCAATATATTGTCCAGACTGGATACGCAATGGGTTAGTAGTATTACGACCTTCTAAGTTAATGAACTTACCATTGTTAATATCATTGGTAGTAAACGCACCAACTGATGCTCTGGCACTTGAAGTTGCATTTGGTGCAGTGACTCTAACGCCTGAAGTATTACCAGTGCTGCTTTGGAAAGTAGGACGATTTGTTCTTGAATTATTTTCATCCCAGCCAAATACAAATGCTTGTTCTAGTGTAATACCATCCAACAGCGTGCCATTTACATCTAAGTCGCTTGTGATGGTCAAGTCACCAGCCACAGTTGCATCTACACCACTCAATGTGAATACAGTTGTATCAGCACTGGATTTAATGTCATTGCCACTGATAGTCAAATCACCTGCAACTCGAACATTAGCACCAGTGACATCTATTGCAAGATCAGTTGTGCTGTAAATATAGCCATCTGCACCCAGAGTCAAACTGCCTGGCAATACTGTATCACCAGTTTCACTTAGTAATGTCAAAGTGCGAGTTGGATTTGTGCCTGCCAACATATCTGCATTAGTTGGGAACTGGCGTGCATAAATTGGTTCATTGCCATTGTCAGCTGTGGCGATCATTGCATAACCTGCATCTACACCTGTTTGGCTACCACCAACAAACCACATGTCATTGCCACCTGCGGAACCTGTGATACCACGCGGACCACTTACTGGTTGCTTGAATCCAATATTGCCATCAACAAGACCTGTGAAATAAATTTCATCAGTGCTGCCAGCACCTAGAGTCACATTGCCCATAAGATTGGTGGTGTCAGCCACATCTAATACATTATTGACCAGGATGCGACTTCCAGCAGCATCTAATATCAATTCACCAGAGGTGGTTGTAATGGTGTTGTTTTCAGTCAAGCCAACTGTGACAGCACCAGAAGTGATACCCGAAGTTGTCAAGTTTCCTGTTTGCGTGATGTCAGCATTTACTTCTACAATATTTGTAGCAGCATCAAGAATTAAATTGCCTGTAATAGTAGTGATGGTGTTATTATTGCTACCTGATGCAATACTGACATTACCAACAGTAGCTTCAGGAGCACGAACACCATTGCTGAATTCCCAGTTGTTAGTAGCACTATACCATATAATTGACTTATCACCAGTTTCGGCATTTTTAAGCGTAATTCCACCACCATTGGCAGTTATATCTGTTGAAGTGGCAACCACACCAAGTTCAATGTTCTTATCTTCAACACTTAAAGTTTCGGTGTTTAAAGTTGTTGTAGTCCCATTAACAGTTAAGTTGCCGGCAACAATCAGATCAGTTCCAAGATTGACTGAACCACCAATATATGCAGCACCTACCACACCCAGGCCACCATCAGTTTGCAATGAACCAGTAATAGTTGAAGTTGCAGCAGTGGTGGAATCAATACGCACATCACTACCAAAGTTTCCAGCACCTACTACACCAAGGCCACCATCAGTTTGAATTGATCCATTGGTAGGAGTTGTACTGGCAGTAGTACTATCTACACTGATATTTCCACCTACATTTAAACGTTTGTTGATACCAACACCACCATCAATCTGAAGTGAACCAGAATCTTGATTAGTGCTTTCTGTTGCGGATAACACTCGAACATCACCAGTTGCAGCATCCACTGTGAATTGCGCACTGGCACCAACTTGGAAATCACCATTAATTGTTGCATTATTACGGATGGTAGTAGTGCCACCAGCTTCGCCACCTGAATTACCAATTGTGACTGTGGTTGCAGCACCAGCAATAGCCACAGTTGAGGCTGTGCTGTTGAATAAACTTGCTGTTGCACTGTCGGTAGTAATAGCACCTGCAACGATATGTAAGTTGCCGCTGAACTTACCATTACCAATTACATCTAATGCTTGACTTGGTGTTGCTTGATTGATACCTACACGATTGTTTGCAGAATCAAGTTTTAGTAAATCAGTATCAAAACTCAAGTTGTTTGGAATATCTACTGTGCTGGCATTGATAGTCACTGAGTCTGCTGAACCATCACCTAAGTTTGTATTACCATTAACCCATAAGTTGCTGGTTGTGCGGATTGCACCATTCACATCTAACTTATAACTTGGTGTGCCATCACCAATACCAACAAAGCCTGTGGCGTATTCAACAAATACATGGTTGGCACTGGCACCATTGATTGCCAAGTTGTTGGGTGCATATACAAGGCTGGTGCCAAGAATGATCTGATCAGTGAGTTGATCACCAATTGTGGTAATTGCTCCATTAAGATTGGCATTGCCACTAACAACCAATGTGCCTGGCACAATTACATTGCTGACATTACGCCATTGGTTTGCAACACCATCAAACTGTAAATGCTGATTGTTTGCAAGTGCAACACCCAAGAATCCATCAATGGTGACATCACTAAGTTCATCTAAAGTGGCAGCACCTGTTGCAATACCACCTGCCGTTAAGCCATCGCCAACCCATACAGGAGCAATGCTATAACCATAAGGTGTTGAAGTTGCATCAACTGGAGTCTTTGCAAATAGCAAACTCAATCCAGTGCCATTGGTCAATGTGACCGCAGTGCCGTTCAGTGTCAAACTAACTTTAAATGTAGCAGCAGCAAAACTGGTGCTTAACACATAATAAATAGTGCCTTCTACAAGTCCATTGCTGTTGTTGCCAATGTATTTTACTTTCTGATTAATTGCCAAGCCGTGATCAACTGCGGTCGTGATCACATTACTAGCAATAGTCACAGCAGTTGCAGTTGATAACTGACTGTCTGTGACATAAACTACCTCACCTGCTACAGGTGTGAATCCAAGGCGTTCGTAATTTGTGCCTCTGCGAATTTGAAGTGCCATATCTAAAATCTCCCTTTATCTTGTTGTGTATTTACGCATTCGGGTCGTAAGTAAAATCTTCAATCATATCTTCACTTGTGATCTCTTTTTCAGGTGTAAAGTCACCTAGATCTAAGTTAAAATAATCACCAGTTGGGGTAGCACAGCGGCCTGCATCCAACTGGGTTGCTGTTCTCCATAACCACAATCCATTGCGAGGGATTGTGAATCTACCAAAGTCCATTTTAACCAACTCGGTCTTTATATTTAAGGCCGATTGACTATCAGGTGCCCAGTAAACAATAGGTGCTTCAAGATCAACTTCATTAAGTTGGCTGAATGGACCGTATTCCTTCTGAATACCCAGGCGTGCTTTGATGAAATACTTCTTGTTTGGATTGTTTGGTGGCAATCCAGAAATCAATGTTTCACGCACATCATTCAAGTTAAACAAGCCCAGCGCACCTGGCTCTGGGAAGTAGCTTTTGTAATGATCGTATTCACTGGCCAACGGATAAGGCTTATTGGTGTAAAGTGCAATAGGTGTGCCTACTGAACCAATGCCATTTGCTTTTGACAGAAACCAAGTGCTAACATCTCCTGCAGCAGTTGCAAGTGCATATTCAATCACAGTATCATTTGCAATGCCTGTGGCATTCAATAAACTTTGTGGCTTAATAGTACCAGAAGTCAGTGTGGTCACGTGCAGTGTTGTGCCTGTGATATAACCAGAGAACTTGGCATCTAAGACTTGCCCTGTGATGGTTATAATACCTGTGTTAACTGCATGGTTGGTATCGATGGTGTATTGACCAGTTTTGCCATTGCCATAGTATGGTGCATTGCTGGCACCAAATTGTATGACCTTGGTATTGGCAATAACACCTGAACCACTTAAAGTTGAACCAATGCCATCAGCCAGACCATCTCCTGAATAATCTTCAAGACTTGCACGAACCACATTTGGACCATTCCATTGGATCACATCAAATACAGTTCCAACAACTTGGCCTTTGACAGTGAAGTTGCCACCAGTGCCTGCCCAGTCATTGCCTTCTGCAACATAAACTTGCAGTTCGTCATATGGCCCACCAGCGGCTGGAATTGTGATGTTGAGTTTAAAGTTTGGTGTGCCTGAAGTATTATCAGTTGCACCAATTGTGACAATAGGAGCCAATAAGTTCTGGCTACCAGTTCTTGGAATAATACCAATGTTGGCACGAACAGTAAATTCAGTAATGTTCTCATCTGCGTATACATCAGCATTGTATTCTAATGCAGAGATTTCATTTACTAGACTACCTTCGCCTACTTCTTTCTCAACTGTCTTTAAGACACGGAAGTATTTGCCATAAGGGAAACTTTCACCTGACCAGCCATACAATGTGTTGTATACACTGATCACATCACCTGCTTGTGCTTGCAAACCATAATGACTTGTGGTAAATGTCACAACTAAATCGTCACGACTTTGTTTAAGTTCTAAATTAGCCAAGCGTTCAGCATGAACGTTATTGTTGCACAGATCAAATGTCAAACGCAGACTGTTATCTGGTTCGTTGTAGTTGCGATCTTCTGAAGGCAATGCAATTTTAACATAACCGCGTTGGTCAGTGTTGTTGCGATCATAGTAGTCAATTTCAGCAGCATTATATAAGTTATCAAGACGAGTTGAACTGATACTAATGCCGCCCACAATGTTATCATCACTAAATGCTACCTGTGGAGCAGGATCAGTTGGAGTTCCTGTCTTACCTGGTCCTGACCATGTGGTGCCTGGCAATTCCTTCTTGGGAATAATACGCCATTGCCCTAAACTCACATCATAGCTCATCCAAGCACCAGAGTTGAGTAAGATAGTATCAATGTTGCTTTTGACACTGCGGCTAGTATCTACCAGGCCATTGATCTGATAACGCTTTTGTGTGGTAGTTGTGCCTTCAAGATTGGTATAACTCACATTCTCATTACACCAAGTTTCAAAAGCAGCAAGTGCAGTTTGGTTGATATCTGCTGATAAGATGTTTGCGCCATAACGATCACTACTCATGTAATCAGCCAACACTGCTGCTGGATTGCTGACACTATTAGTGACTTTAAAAGTCATCGTTGGTAAACCAGTGAAACCTTTTTCACTGTTGTATTTTACACGCACCACTGCAAATACTAGACCTTGATACTTGTATGTGTCATCCCAATGGTCTTGAAGATAATCAATATCGTAAGCATTTTCACTTTTACCAAAGATTTGTCTAGCACTGCTGCTATTGCCTGCATACACATTGATAAACACATGTCCATCATCATCAGCAAAGTGAGCATCAGTAAAGTCTTCTGTGACGCCATCTGGATTATCTACGTTCTTCTTACCTGCAATGGCCTTGCTGGGATTTGTGGTATCAAATACCAAACGCATATCATTCCAGTAAATGTCACCTACAGAATATGTAGCACCAGATATATTACAAGTCTCTGAGATGACCATCACATAAGTCATCCATTCATTTTTGGCACCATCTAAGTAAGCATCAGTTAAAATGCTGTTGCAATAGGCTGTACCATACAACACTGGGACTTTGTTCTCTGTGCTGGGTTGCAATTGAACTCTGGTGCCTTGACTGGCTTGTTCAGCAGCACTGGCACCGCCTGTATCTGGTGAACCATTAATTAAACGGCTGGTCAGCATTGCTGCACCAACTGCAACAATACCACCTACCACTGCGGCTGCTAAGGTGCCGGCTGCTAATCCAAAAACTGCTGTGGCTACATAAGCCCCTATGGCTGTAAAAACTGGCATATCATTGACTCCAAGTTGATTCTGTTTCTGTGAACCCAAAGCGAGAGTAGTTCAAACTAGTCCCTGCCATTTGGCTCAGTGTATAATGTGTTATCTGACCTGACTCTTTGAGTTCATCCCCTAATTCACAATATCGTTGTAATAATCTATAGCCTGTTCTGCCACCACGTGCAGCTGGCTCTACCCAATAACATATTTCACTCAATACAAATTGAGTATTGTTCCACAAGTGCGGAGTTTTGATGGCTAATAACATGCCATCCACTAGTCCTGAAGTAGTCTGATTCAATAACGCAATACCTGCACCTGCAAAGATGTAAGTCATAATGTTGCGTGGAGTTTCTTCTTCATCAAAATCAGCATACTGTTTGATACCACCAGCATCTCTATAATGTCTAAGCATTTTAAAGATTACTGGGATGTCACTGCGAGTTGCTACTCTAATCATTTACTGGGATCCTTACCAAAATCAAAACTTGCATTCTTCAGTGTTTCAATACGATTCATTGCTGGATCGTTTAGGATAAAAGCATTGATGTATGCTTCACCATAATTGACTTGATAACTTTTGTTATTGGTTCTACGCCCAGCAACACGATTTTCAAGCACTCCTAAGATACTGCTGGCAGTGACTGTGATGGTATGAGTAATATCACCACTGGTGTCACTTGCAATATCTTCACTGACTGCAAAGTTAGTTATGACTCCGTTGAATCTAAGAAAAACTTGTCCAGTAATAACCAGTTGTGTTGCTGTGTCGAAGAACACACGGAACACTTTAATGGCACCGCCTTTGACAGGTCGCCCAAGAATACTTTCAATGTATTGACTTGGGATTGCACTTAGCCCCAAACTAATTTCGTTGTTGGTGCTTTGTAAGTCACCTTGAATGTCAGTAATTTCTAAGAAGCCACCAAGTGCAATATAAGTGTGAGCATTATAAGTCACATTGCAATAGCAATTTGAAATATAATGTGTGGTGATTGCTCCAGTCTCAGCATCTGGTAGTGTGAGTTCCAGCAACACACCATGTTCAATGTGTGGATTGCCAACTGCTGTAATTACTTGAGTCATTAAATTACACTCTCAATCAATTCAAATTCACTTGTGAACTCTACTAGTCGACCAGGTAGCATTCTAGTTGAAGGCAGTTTGCTGACTTTGACAACCCATGAACAATTGACACCTGCAACCATTTGCGTGCCAGCAGTGCTACTAGAGATTAAGCCACGGTTGATCACTAAAGTTATTGTGCTACCTGTAGCAGGCTTTAACACAGTGGCAGTGACCACATACGGATATCTATTGCCCACAGCCTGCACCACATCACCTGCACGAAATAATACTGTGCCTGTGCTTAATGCAGAATTTGCTGTGCCAAGATTCAACACTAGGTTAGTGCCTGCACTGGCAGTGTTAAAAGTAAATCCAGTAGCACCAAATACGCCTGCACCTTGATATGCAATGGTCCATGCACTACCTGCATTCTGCCCAAGTTGAATTGTCTTTTCAGTATGGCGATCTAGAGTCATAATTTCTTCAATCATGCCCCTGGTGTCTGTGTCATAATGCCAGTAAGGTTTAGCACTCACTGTGAACTTCCAGGGCTTGACCCAGTTTCTGGCAGCAGTCAACAATCGACCTGAACGGCTAACTGAAGTTGCTACCATCGAAGCACGAGAGATATCTATGTCCTGTGCTGAATTAATAATTGTTTGTAATCCGCTCATTATCGTCTTGCTCCTTGTGGTAAATTACGACGGCCTTTTTCAGCAACTGCATGAAGGAAGCCTGGATCTCTGGCCAGCAACTGTTGGAAGCTGGCAGCATCTGTGGCCTGGATGCTGTATGTGACATTGGTCACACTTGAACCGCCACCCATTGCGCCATTGGGAATAACACTCACAGCATTACGAGGCACCAGCCATTCTGGACCATTCTCGCCTACGATAGCAGGTTTGCCCACAGCAGGATTACCACCATTGGCAAAGCCAAAGATTTTACCAATGCCACTGAACATACTGCCCATGTCAAAACCACCTGCTGAACCGCCGCCGCCCATGCTAAACAATCCAGCAATGGCCTTCTTGGCTTGTATTCTAGCAAAGTCTGCAATTAGTGAGTTGGCAAGATCTTTGAAACTTAATTTGCCTGTGCGAACAAAACTAACAAATACATCTTCCATCCCTTTTGTGAATGTTTCAAAATATGTTTTGCTTTGTTCAGCAGCATTTTGTGCTGAGTCTTTGTATACCGCAAATGCTTCTTCCCATCCTGCACTCCAAGTACGACTGGCTTCTAAATTCTTTTGCTGTTCATCACTAATGCCTTTGTAGCCAGCAGCAATACCAGCCAAGCCATCAGCAAGTTCTTGCGCACGAGCAGGAGTTAAGCCATCGCCTGTGTCTTCAAATGCGGCTGCAAATGCCCGACCTGCTTCCAGGGCTGCTTTACGAGCGTCTTCTACAATCTGTGCTGCTTGTTGTGCAAACGGACTCTTACCTGCTTGTGCTCCAGCAAACTTCACATCCTGCATGGCAGCACTGATACCTAGTTGTGCTTGTGCAAGAGCATCAGCACGTTTGGCTTGTTCATCCATGGCATGAGTCATGCGTTCAATACCTTTAAGGCGATCAGCTTCAATTGCTTTAAGGCCTTGCTGGTTCTCTAAACTACGCTTGAGTCTTGCAGCATCCACATCAGCAGCAGCAGCAATTAGTGCAATTTGCTTGTCATATTCGGCACTTAGTTCTTTTTCTTTATCACCTAGATTGGCTTTGGCTTTGCGCAATTCATCACACTTGTCAGCAGCACGATTAAAAATTTCTTCTTGCGCACGAATGATTTCAGAATACTCATCACTCTTACCAATCAACATATTATCTAAGTTGATACTATCAATTTGTTTTGCATTGTATTTTGCCCACTCACCAATTGTTTCACGAATAGCTGTGCGTTGCTTGGCCAATGCATCTTCTACTGGTCGGTCTGTTGCTACAGGTGCTGCATCTGTTCTGCGTGGATCATTTGCAGCAAACTTACTACGAGCATCAGCAGCATCTTTAGTGCTCTTGGCCAACTTCTCTGCTTCTTCACGTGCCTTCTTGGTTTTGTCAGCAATGCCAATAAACGCATCACCTAAGCCCATTGGATTTTTGATGTTGCCACCAAATAAATTAATTAAGCCTGCAATAGCATCAGTTGGTAAATTCAGCAATTCACCAGCAATGCGGTTGATTGATTCTGCAATTCTGGCCAATGAATTTGATGCAATAGATCCAAAGTCATCAAACAGTTGTGTGGCTGCGTAGATACCTAAGCCTGCAGAAAACAACAAGCCAATTGCTCTTAATGCAGGTAAAAATCTTGCAGCAGCACCTGTTGCAGCAATCAACCAACTAGGCAATGCAGCAGCGCCTAGTGCCACACCAATGGCACTAACGCCTCGTAATATTGTACCAATAGCAGTGACCAATGGCAATATAATACTGGCACTGAATGCTGTGACCAGCAATGCTCCAGCAATTTTAACTGCGGCTATTAAGCCGTCCATGCTGGCTTTGCCTTCATTTACTTTGGTATTAAAATCATTAATCTTCTGAATGATTGGGCTGAAGGCTTCTAAGAAGGCCAATTTTAAATTGCCTTGTGCTGTGGCCAATGCGTCATTGAGTTCAGCAGCACGCTTTAATGAATCAGCGTATTTGTCACCCGCACCACCAGCACGTTCTAATTTGTCTAAGAGTTCGCCTGGATCGACAGTTTTAAAACTCTTGCCAAACTTGTCCATCATCAATGCAGCACGGCGACTTGGGTCTTCAATGGCTGCAATGCCTTTAAGTGTTTTCTTTAAGAGGTCTTGTTCACTGAGTTTACCTAGGTCTTTTAAACTTACGCCTACTTGTTTGAATGAGTATTGAGCTGCTAAACTACCTTGTGCTGCTTCATCAATGCTACGAGCAAATTGATTGATAGCCGCAGGCATTTGTTCTGCCTGCCCACCAGAAGTTTCTAATGCCTTTTTAAGTTCTAATAATCTGCCTACTGCAATGCCCGAGCTGTTGCTTAGGTCTTGTAATTCATCAGCCATGGCCAATGCACTTTTACCCAATGCGCCAAATGCCAATCCAGCAATAGCGCCTCTGAGGCCTGAGAAGCGTCTTAAGACTGAATCACTTGTGCCACTGATTTTTGCAAAAGCACTGTTTGCTTGGCCAACACTTTTTTCAGCAGTTGAAGCAAACGTTTTGGTTGCAGCTTCACTGGCTTTTATTCCTGCAAGATATTTTTTATTATCTACTTCAAGTGTGACACGAATATTACTTGCCATATCATAATCCTTTTAATCTACGATCCAACTCTTGTTGTATCCATTTTTCAGTTGGTTCAACCATACCATTAGGAGCCTGCGAACTGGCTCCCGCATCTAATTGTTGACTGTATGGATAATTTGCAATGATGGTATTGGATTGTAGTCGAGTTTGACGTCGAGCATTACCACTACGCTTGGGAGTATTCTTGATAAATTGTTCAAGTGCATCCGCTGGCAAGTCTTCTGCAATTGTTCTAGCAGAACTCATTTGTTTGTTAAAACTTGCTAAACTAACTTTTGCCATGTGTCTCCTTGACCATCTTCAATAAATCTTCTTCACTAAATGTTTTTGGATCTACTACACTCTTGCCACCGTTCATGGCCTTTTCTTGCTGTGCATTACGATATCCAATTGCTGTGTCAGCAATGAAAACATCAAATGTATTTGCCTGGCGAATAATTTCACTTGGCAATTTCCCATACCGTTCGCCCAATGTATCTATCAACATAATCATTGACAGTTCAGAAGATCCTTCACGGACCTCCTCTCTGGTCACTTTCCCAGGCGATCTACCACCGCAGCTATTACACTGACCATAACTGCATTTGGAAGTGCTTCTCCATCACCTAATACTTTTTTACCATCTTCATCTAATACAAGATCATTGACCATACGGATCAATGCTCCTTGATTGTCGTTGTCCATTGTGGCCATCTTGATGAACTGATCAATAGGTTGACGATCCATGATCCAGAATTCTAGTTCATCGCCAAACTTCTCGACAATTTCTTTATCGTCAAGAGTAATTTTAATCAATTGTGG